CCCATGAAGTTGCTACAATGGCTCAGAGACACGCTCAGGAGCTTGCTAAGGCACAGCTAGAGGTTAACAAAGTAGAAGCAGCACACAAGTCTTTGTTTGTCTCTGGTTGGAGACCTGCAGTAGGCTGGTGTTGTGTCTTGGGTATGACTGGTAATTTTATGGTCATCCCGTTTACCAACTTTGTACTAGCTCTGTTGGCTATTGAAGTCACTATACCACTCATTGACCTAGAGACTATGATGCCTGTACTAATGGGTATGCTTGGTCTTGGCGCTATGCGCTCTTATGAAAAAACCAAGGGCGTATCGAGGGAAAAGTAAATGGCGTATTACGTTGGTACACGACAGTTTCCTAGTGTCTACGCAGCCGTTAGGTACTTAGCAGCTAATCCTCAACCGGGAGTTAGCATTACGTCTGCACCCGTACAAACTAAACCCGCACCCCCAACAAAATCAGGGATGCTTACGTCCCCTACAGTACCCCCTAGGCAAACACCGGGGGACTCTGGTCCGTTTGATCCTAGTGGCGGTCCAGTAGGCGGTCCTCCTAAGAGAACACCAGCACCTGCTCCAGCACCTGCTCCGGCACCTGCTCCGGCACCTGCTCCGGCACCTGCTCCGGCACCTGCTCCAGCACCTGCTCCAGCACCTGCTCCAGCACCTGCTCCGGCACCTGCTCCGGCACCTGCTCCGGCTCCAGTACCTACCCCACCGTCTGTTGGAAGTCCAGTTGCGGTCGGGTCAGGCGGAATGTTAGGTTTTACTGGAGATACTGGAGGAGTTTTAGGCGACGGTTTTGATGATATTCCTTCGTATAGAAACCCAGATGGTTCTATAAACTTAGAAAGCTTAATGCAATATCTTCGTTCTAGGTCTTCTGATTTAGAAGAAATAATGGCAGCAGGGACTCCCGGAGAATACGAACTAACAATTGGTGGTCCAGACAGGGACAGCCCATTAGCTCAAATTTATGCTAGTATTATCGGTAGAGCTAATGATGTTCCTCCAGAAGTTTTAGCAGACGAAACAAGACGACAAGTTTTTATTAACGAAGAGTTTGGTAGGATTCTTCGAGAAATAGAAGAAGCCGGTGGATGGGAAGCTTGGGCTGAAGCTAACGACATAGACTTAGACGAAGACGAAGAAGTTATTGATATTGGCGACGACGACACTACTGCAGGAGAAGACGAAGCGGAGCGTATAAAGGACGAAGCCGCTGAAAGAGCTAAAGATGAAGAAGCAGAACGTGCTAAGGACCGTGAAGCTGAACGAAGAAAGGACGAGGAAGCCGAACGTATAAAGGACGCTGAAGAAGCTGAGCGCATAAAAGACGAAGAAGCTGCGGAACGTGCTAAGGATGCTGCTGAAGCTGAACGCATCAAAGACGAGGAAGAAGCAGAGAGAGTCAAAGACGCTGAGGAAGCCGAAAGAGTCAAGGATGAAGCCGCAGAGCGTCAGAAAGATGCCGAAGAAGCCGAAAGAATAAAAGACGCCGAAGCAGCTAAAGATGCTGAGGAAGCTGAACGCCAGAAAGATGAGGAAGCCGAAAGAGTAAAAGACGCAGAAGAGGCTGAAAGGGCCAAAGACGAAGCTGCGGAAAGAGCTAAGGACGCTGAAGAAGCTGAGAGGGTCAAAGACGAGGCTGCTGAAAGACAAAAAGACGCAGACGCTGAAGAAGCTGAAAGAGTCAAAGATGAGGCTGCAGAACGAGCTAAGGATGCTGAGGAAGCAGAACGTCAGAAAGACGCAGAGCGAGCCAAAGACGAAGAAGCTGCCGAAAGAGAAAAAGATGAGGCTGCAGAACGTACTAAAGATGCTGAGGAAGCAGAAAGAGTCAAAGATGAAGCTGCTGAAAGAGCTAAAGACGAAGAAGCTGAAGACGCTAAGGACGCTGCTGAACGAGCAGAAAAAGATGCTCAAGCTGCAGAAGACGCTAAGGACGCTGAAGCTGCCAAAGATGCGGAAGCTGCTGAACGTAGAAAAGATGAAGAAGCTGAAAGAGTCAAAGACGCTGAAGAAGCAGAACGTGTAAAGGATGAGGCTGCAGAAAGGCAAAAGGATGCAGAAGAAGCTGAACGCCAGAAAGACGAAGAAGCAGCAGAGCGTGTTAAAGACGCCGAAGAAGCAGAACGTGTAAAAGACGAAGCAGCAGAGACAGCTAAAGATGCTGCCGAAGCTGAAAGGGTTAAGGACGAAGAAGCTGCGGAAAGAGCTAAGGACGCTGAAGAGGCAGAAAGAGTTAAGGATGAGAGAGCAGCAGAACAACAAAAGGACGCTGAGGCGGCTGAACGTGAAAAAGACGAAGCCGCTGAACGACGTAAGGATGCTGAAGAAGCTGAACGTGTAAAAGACGAACAAGCTGCAGAACGTCGTAAGGACGCTGAGGAAGCAGAGAGAGCCAAGGACGAAGCTGCAGAACGTACTAAGGACGCTGAGGCAGAACGCCGGAAAGACGAAGTTTTTGCTGAAGATGAAAAAGACGCAGAACGCGCAAAAGACGAAGAAGCTGAGAGAGTCAAAGACGAAGAAACTGAACGTGCTAAGGACGCTGAAGTAGAAAAAGACGATGAAGCAGAAAGAAACAACAAAGAACAGCAAGCTGCTGAAGAAGCTGCTGCAGAAGATTTAGCTAAAGAAGCTGAAGAAGACTTCAAGGACATACAAGCCGAAGAAGACGCTAAAGACGCAGAAACTAGAGGTAAGGAAGCAGAAGCACAAAAAGACTCTGATGCTGAACGCGAAGACAAAGACGCTGAAAGGGACAAAGACGCTGAAAGAGCTAAAGACGAAGCTGCTGAACGTGCTAAGGATGCTGAAGCAGAACGCCAGAAGGACGAAAGAGCTGCTGAAGAAGCTAAAGATGCTGAGGCAGAGCGTCAGAAGGACGAAAGAGCTGCTGAAGAAGCTAAGGATGCTGAGGCAGAGCGTCAGAAGGACGAAAGAGCTGCTGAAGAAGCTAAAGATGCTGAGGCAGAGCGTCAGAAAGATGCTGAAGCTGCTACTGCAGAAAGAGAAAAAGACGAAGCTGAGGCTGAAAGAGTTAAAGATGAAGAAGCTGCCGAAGTAGAAAAGGACGCTGAAATAGACAAAGATGCTGAAGTAGAAAAGGATGCTGAAGCAGATAAAGATATTGCAGCCGCTGAAGCTGCTGAAGCTGAAAAAGATGCTGAAGCTGAGAAAGACGCTGAAACAGCTAAAGATGCTGAAGTAGAAAAAGATGCAGAGCCTAGGAAGGACGCTGAAGCAGAAAAAGACGCTAGGGACGACGAAGTAACTGAGCCACCAAACCAAGTACCAATAAATTACGAAGATTTTATTGACCAGTTTCCTGATGTTGATACGGAAGGCGAAGCTACTTGGACTGATCCTGAAACAGGGGACGTTTACGTAATAAACTACCCTCCTGATTTGGACACAACAGAGCCTGAAGGAGGTCCTGATGGTGGCGGCGGTGGCGGTACTGTCGGAGACGAAGGAGACCCTGCTGGAGACGATACTGTAGTAGACGACCCTTCTGGTGGTGATACTACAGTAGAAGACCCTATTGGTGATGATGGTGATCCTATAGGAAATGATGATTCACCAACAGGAATCCCTGATTTTTATGAAGTAAGAAGTGACGGAACGGTAGTAACTATACTTGATCCAGACACGCCTCTTGATCCTTCTGAAATTCCTCCTTGGGTTGATACACAAACTCCCGGAACTTACCCCGAAAGCGGCCCTGATCCTGATCCTGACGTAACTATAGACCCGCAGCCGGGCACCGGAGACACCGGAGGAGGTGGTACTACCTTCCCATTCCCCGGCACCGGAGGCACCGGAGGAGGTGGTGGTACTGGTGGCACTGGCGGTGGAGCCGGGACTGGGACAGGTACTGGAGACGGCTCAGGGACAGGCACTGGTACAGGTACAGGTACAGGCGATGGAGACGGGGACGGCGACGGTGACGGCTCAGGAGGAGGTATGTTAACTGGAGGAGGCGGTTCTTCTCAGGTATCTGTTCCTGTAAGTGGTTTAGGTCTACAACAAACAAGAACTATTTTACCGCCCAAGAAAGACTACATGGCTGCGCTTGATGGGCTACTTTCTGAATTTTTTAAATAAACGGACACCTCATTATTATGACGTATTTAAATATAGTAAACAACGTACTACGTCGTCTTCGTGAAGATGAAGTAACGTCTGTACAAGAAAGTACCTACAGCAAAATGGTAGGGGACTTTGTTAACGACGCAAAAAGAATTGTAGAAGATTCTTGGGACTGGTCGGCGTTGCGTACAACACTAACGATTACAACAACTGCTGACGTTTTTAACTATGTGCTTACTGGTAGTCAAAACAGAATTAAAGCACTTAACGTTATAAACGACACAGCTAACTTGTTTATGGAGTACAAGACAGCTACATTCTTTGACGAAGCGTACTTAATTTCAGACCCACGTACTGGAGCACCTACGTACTACACGTACAACGGTGTTGACAGTAACGGCGACACTCAGATAGATATTTATCCAACGCCAGAAAAAGCGTACACCATTCGTTTTAACTGTGTAAAAAGAACAGCAGACTTGTCGGCAAACGACGACCAACTAACAATACCTGCTATGCCAGTGTTACATTTGGCTATTGCGTTGTTGGCTCGTGAACGTGGAGAAACTGGCGGTACGTCGGCTCCTGAGTACTTTAACATTGCTAATCAGTACTTGTCTGATGCTATTGCTTTAGACGCCCAAAAGCACCCAGAAGAAGTAGTCTTCTACACGCCGTGAGGTAGCTATGGCTCAACAATTACAAAGCATTAATCTTGTAGCGCCAGCCTTTAAGGGGATCAACACAGAAGATTCTCCGTTGGCTCAGGACCCTTCGTTTGCTGAAATTGCGGACAACGCAGTTATTGACAAGCGTGGGCGTATTGCTGCACGTAAGGGGCATGACGTCATTACGACAGATAAGACTGTATTAGGCACAGCGTCTCTTAGGGCAATTAAAGAGTTTAAAGACGACTCTGGTAACACCAAAGTTTTTTCTGTAGGCAACAATAAGATCATTAGCGGCACAACTACACTCGCTGATGAGACGCCCGGCAGTTACACCATTACTGCAGACAACTGGAAGATGGTAAACTTCAACGACAAAATTTACTTTTTCCAGCGTAGTTATGAACCCCTTGTGTACGACAACGCAGGAGGCTCTGTAGTTAAGCTAAGTACAGTTTCTGGCGCTGCTGGCGTTACGTCCGCTATTTACGGTAACGAAGTTCTAGCAGCTTACGGTAGGCTCTGGACGGCAGACTTTGGTACTAATAAGTCTACTATCTACTGGTCTGACTTGTTAATAGGCCATGACTGGTCAGGAGGCACCAGTGGTAGTATAAACATTTCTAAAGTGTGGCCTGACGGTCACGACGAAATTGTTGCACTGGCTGCACACAATGGTGCCTTAATTATCTTCGGTAAGCATAGTATTGTTGTTTACGGTAACGCCGAAGCACCAGCAGAGATGGCTTTGTCAGACACTGTAGCAGGTGTCGGCTGCGTCGACCGTGACACCGTACAGTACACTGGTTCTGACGTGTTGTTTTTGTCGCATACAGGACTTAAGAGTTTTGGTAGGACAATTCAAGAAAAGTCCATGCCAATTAGCAGTCTGTCCGACACTATTACTAAAGACATCATTAGCTTGTTACAGAACGAAACAGAGTTTTACAGGTCTGTATATAGTCCTGAAGAAGGTTTCTACCTGTTGTCTTTTGTAGGCCAGAACGTTACGTATTGTTTTGACGTAAGAGGTACGTTGGAAAACGGTTCTTATCGTGCAACACGTTGGCCCGGCACTGGGTTTACGTCTTATGGTAGGCTTGAGGACGGCACACTGTACATAGGCACTACAGAAGGTATTAGTAAGTACGACGGCTACAGCGACAACGGAACCAAGTATCGTTTTAAGTACTACAGTCCGGGTCTGACATTTGGTGACCCGTCAATGCTAAAAAGAGTCAAGAAGATTAGACCAACTTTGGTGGGCGCTAACAGTGCTACAGTATTCCTAAAGTGGGCCTATGACTTCGACACATTCTACAGAACTGCAGAGTTTACTGTAGGAAACCAACAACCCGCTTTTTATAACGAAGACGAATTCAACGTGGGAGAGTTTACTGGTGGTGAACTTACGTCACGTAGAGCAGTCAACGCTACAGGAGGGGGTGGTGTTATAACTATCGGTCTGGAGGCAGATATTAATGGTTTTGCTTTGTCTCTTCAGGAAATCAACGTATTAGTTTTAAAAGGTAAAGTACTATGAGTAACTATAGTAAAACTACTGACTTTGCCGCTAAGGACAGTCTACCTTCCGGGGACAGCGGTAAAATCATTAAAGGCGCTGAATTTGAAACAGAGTTTGACGCTATTTCAACAGCTATCGCTACCAAGGCAGACATAGCATCACCAACATTTACAGGGACAGTAACCATTCCTGCACTGACGTTTACAGGTACACTGTCGACAGGAACAATTGACGGAGGTACATACTAATGCCAGACTGGTTAGAAGATTTGTTAGGGGGCGGTGCCGCAGCAGCAGGAGCCGCATTAGCTTACCAAGGTTATGAAGACTTAGGTAAAATAGGCGAACGTGCTTATGGAGAGTTTACAGGTCCTGACGGCCTTGCAGAAAGAATAGGTGGAATGCTTGAGTTTCAACCTTACACAGTAACAACAGCTACTGGTGGTAGGTTTGGTATGACTCAAGACCCAACTACGGGTGAAATGCAGTACGGACTTACGATGTCTCCTGAAGAGCAGGAGTTTCAACGTCGTCGGTTTGAACAATCAGGCGCATTTTTTGACCAAGCTGCAGTGCCCGTAGCAGAACGTGAGCAGCAGGTGTTTGACCGTATGATGACGGCTATGAGTCCTAGTCAGGAACGTGAGCGTTTAGCACTGGAGCAACGTCTAGCTGCACAAGGACGTTTAGGCACTCAAACGGCAATGTTTGGTGGTACACCAGAAGCACTAACGTTAGCTAAGGCTCAGGAAGAAGCACGTAATCAAGCAATGCTACAAGCTATGGAGTTTGCAGGAACAGAGCAGATGCGTCAGTCACAGCTTGGGACAGGCATGTTAGGTGCTAGTTACGTACCTCAGGCACAACTCTTAAGTGCAATAACACCCGGAATGACTGCAGCAGAACAGCGTCGTGCGGCGTTGTCAGAGCAGGCTAAGTCGTATGGAGAAACATACGCATCTGGCTTAAATGCGTTGTTGTCGGCTGCTTTAGGACAAGCAAACATCGCTGGCGGCTTTGGAACTGCTGTAGCTCGTGAGGGTCTTGGCGGACTCTTTAGTTAAAAAGGAATATAATCATGGCTAGAATTTCAGAACAAGTACTGGCTGGTTTAGCAAGACCAACCATGGCACAAGGTATGTTTGACCTTGGTGCT